CGGAACAGATCCATCATTAGAAATATTAACTTGATCAGGTTCTAACGTAATCTCAGAGAATGGAAGAACAGTCTGTGTGGGGTATCCTCCCTGCATTGTTCTTATTTGGAACAATACCGGAACTTCTGCATCATCCTTTGTTTTGAAGAAAATATCACATTTTGTGAGGAAAATACCACTTTCTTCCTGGACTAAGAATGATTGTGCAAGAGGATCCCACCAAGGACATCTATTCCAATTAGTTGTTTTTGAAATAACATTACTACTTACTAATTGAGCTCCAGTGGTTCTGGAAACATTTTCCCGTTGAAGATCTTGTTTTTGTTCAATCCTTGCATTTCTAGTGGAAATAATATTTTCTTGAACAGTTTCAATAGTTCCACTTGAAATAAATTTCTCTTCAGATACTGTAGAAGCAAGATTTCTATCATTGATGATACTGTTTATCAGCGTAAAAGTTTTTGAACCATTTTCAAATCTTGGATTTACGGATATGTTTGGATTTGGAATATAGAAACTACCAATCAATGATGTATAAACATCAGAAATCAATCTGACATTAGTAATAGTTGCTTGAGCACCACTTGTTTTTCCAACTAGAGTCATTCCCGATTGAACCCAACCACTAAATTCTCCTTGATATTGAGCACACAGTGAAAATGTGTCTACATTTAAAATAGTGCTTGTAGAAGAATATGTTGTAGGGAGAGTTTGACTTGTATATGGATTTAGAGGATATGTTGATGATGGAACATTATATGGTCCCTCTTTGTGATTTGGTTGGGCAACTCTAAACGTAATTCTTGGATCACTTTCATCGATTACGGTTACATTTAGTCCTGTTTTTTGGATTGTACCAATGACAGTTTCACCAACCTCAAATACTCCAGAAACCATAGTGATTTCTAATAGTTTTGGTGTGCAATACTTAGTTACATCTACACCATCAAAGAATGCATAAATTTGAGTTAGTGGTTTTACATTTTTAGCAACAAATTGAATGTTTCTAGATCTTAAATATTGAACCAGATCTCTACTTACAACTTTATCTCCGATCGATTCATTATCAAACTGTTCAGAAACAAAAGTTGTTGTACCAGTTCTTGATTTTACTCCAGTTTCTTTTACTTCTCTGTAATTATCTTGAGTAACTGTAGTTGTTGCATACCCTCTATGCCAACCCCAATAACCCCAATGACCCCAATAACCCCAACCATATCCATATGGCCATCCCCACCACCAATTTCCATAATGTCCATAATTATAAGAAGTATCTGTTCTGGTTTTAACAGTTTCAATAACTTCTTTGCCAGTCCAATTAGTTTCCCAAGCACCCCAAACGGTAGGTGAATAACCAGTTTGTGGATCTACATTGAATTGTTGTTGAGCAAGAGCCATTGTTTGGGCATAATTGCCTTCAACGTTAATAATTTTTGCATCTAATCTTACAGTATCAATCCAAGTATCTGTTGCTGGAGTAAGTTCAACAGTTCCTTGCCAGAAACTAATAATAAATGGGGTCACACTTTCAGTTCTAGTTGCAAAAATTTGCTTCAACCATTCGACTTCTGCATAATCAAGAGTGATCAAATCTCCAGTTTTTCTTATGTTATTTCCTTCTGGTGCTTCAAATGCAAGGTCTGCTTGAGAATCTACTCCTTCCACAGGACCTGCAATTAAATCAATGGCAGTAGTGTAGTGTTTTGGTCTTAGTTCTTTATTTTTAGGATCAATACTATTTTCAAATGGTACACCACTTTCTTGTGAATTTAATGAACTAAAATTATCAACAAAGAATCCAGATTTAAATCTATCTAATCCACTTGAATCGGGAACAAATAAGTTTGCAGTGCTTGATTCGAGGGTTGATAATGCAGTATAATACTCAAGATTTTTAATTCTATTTTCAAGTTGTTTGATATCAACCATTCTATATCTCTTATGCTCAAGGAATTGAACAGAAGCTTGAGATATATCAAAAAGATATGGAGGTAAAGTTACGGTTGCAATTTCCAGTGCATCCTCAACATTAACAGGTTTCTCTGGTTTTTCAGAAGGAACTCCATATTTAACCTGGAATGTTCCATCTTTACGTACATAGATTCTATCAATTCTTCCAAGATAATATGAAAATGTAGTAACAATGGACTCATCAGATGCTAAAATATTTGCCGATGAATTTCCTGATCCATTAAAAAGTCTTCCATAAAATTCAAGTGGCGATCTAGAATTTACCGCTACTGTATAAGGAGAAACTCTTGGTCTGATATCAATCATATCAGAGTTTCTTACTGAGTTTATAATTTGAATGTCTTTCTTATAATCAAAACCACGATAAGAATCTACTGTTGTAATATCGCCATCGTCTGAACTTTGATAATAACCACTTGCGAAATATACTTTTATTTTTTTAGATGGTTCTGGTGATGAAGGTACTCTATTGATTGCACCATATCCATAGAAGGATCCTTTTTGTCCATTATCAAACTTAAAGTTTGATGAAATACTGGAACTAGAAGCATCAATAGTTGTAATAATTGCTTGAATATTAGATTCTGCGAAAGTGATCGTTTCTCCTTCCCTAAATGTATTTTCATTTAATGGAATAAAAGAAATTTGAGAGTCTGTTAATCTTTCTGCATATACACCAATTGCACCACTTAACTGACCAACAAATTGCTCACCAGTAATTAAATCGGTGGTTTTAGTTGTTGGACCGTTTATTGAAGAAAGAACAAAAGTAGGCGCTGATGGATCTGCAGTTGTCCTTGATTCATAAACGCCATAAACATTAACAATATCTGGAACATTGAGTGAAATGCTTTCGTCTTGAACTCTTGTTCCATATGGATAATTTCCATAAGTAAGTCCATCGTTCAGAGTAGTTGCGCCAAGTCCAGATGCTTCGTACTTGGATTTATCAATAAGAATCGAATTAACTCTATTTTTTAACTTGATTTTTGATTTTGGTTTAATCTTTCTTAAAGTTGCAACAAGTGTCGCGCTTCCATTAGAACCCAAATTATAAATTTGAATTTGAGTTGATCCATTAATAAAATCAAATTTGTCCGAAGTAAGAACCTCTGTTCTTCCATCAGATCTCATTAAAGTGTATCTTTCTTCATCAAAAGGTAAGAAAGTTTCATTTTCTCCAGCAGTAACTGGTGTTGATAATTGATTATCAGCGATAGTTACATTAAAAGTCTTTCTGATGGTTAAAGATGCATTAGTTAAGTCTACTGAAGATATATTTGGTCTAGGTAAAACTGTATATAAAGTATCATCTGTAGATTTAGATAATTTAGTTCCTAAAATTTTCAAATCAGAAACATTTAGAAGTGATGTTGATAAACCACCCTGATTAATACCAGTTACCGTAGCAACACCGGAAATTGAAATCGTTGTTTTTCCTACGCTTACTACACTTGCATATACTGGTAAAGAAGATGATCCATTACTAAATCTAACAAGATTACCAGATTTAACTATTTTGCCTGGGAAGTTTTCATTTGAACTGGTAATTGTACTAATGCCACCACTTGAAGCACTAATAGTAGCAATTCCTACATTGAAATAATCAGATTGGACTGTATCTGCATTAAAAGTTGTTGCAGATCCTACAATACCGTGGACAGATTTTACATCAGCAATTCCATATGAAGTAATTGCTATTGCAACTCTATTATTATTGATTCCATCAATAATAAATGATTCATTTGGAATGAATTCGCCATTTTTTTGATAAAGAACAATTGATGCACTATTAGTTACTGAATTTTTTAAGAAAGCAGTTGCGCCACTATTTTTACCCTTAATAAAAGTGGGAACAGAAAGTGTAATTGGTTGATTTAATGTGACTTCGGTTGTTGTTTGAACATCATAAAGAGAAATATTCCATTGGTTTAAATCTGAATTTGTTGTATCATACGATCCAGATTCTAATCTAAAATCATAAACTCTTGCTACACCAATTTCTTTTCCTGCTGCTATTGTTGATGCTGTACCAACTCTAGAATCTCTTAAACTTAAAACGTAAGTATTTCCTATTCCAATAAGGGGAGAACCAAATACTCTGTTTAGAGTTAAAGTAGATCCTGTATTATAATTAATTGATAAATCTTTAAGTGTTGATGTTGTTCTTGGTTTATCTGAATCCAAAAACACTGGTGAAGTGGTCTCTACTTCATATCCCCTTACAAATGCCTTTCCGGGGGAAACTTGATAAATTGCAAGATTTTCGGATGGAGTAGATCCACCATAGGTAAATTGTCCTTGATTAAATACACCCCTATTACCTAAACCATCATTTAAAGATTCTTTGATGCTCAGGTCAAATGGAGTTACGTAATAGTCTCCAGATTCTGCATAAGTTCTTCTCGCTAACTCATCTTGAATTAAATTATAGTCTTTGGGTGTTCTAACAGTTTTTATTACACCATCTAAGATAGTTGCTAACTCAATAAAATTATTGTCGTTAAAGTCGGTTAAATCTTTTTTAAACAGGGATACTGAAATTTTTAATCTATCTGCTCCTGGAGCAGCATAATTATTGAATCCCTGGGAATTGTCATTCAATTCCTCATCAATATCCGAATTAATAACTTCTTCATTTATAAACAATCCTACTCTATAATTTGGATTGTTTGAATATTGATCTAAAATTAGAGTCTCTGTATTTACTGTTACAAAGTAACCTCTTATAAAGTAAACACCTTCCGTAATAGAAAAGGCAGATCCAATGGAAGTTGCGTTGCTTGCAATAGTGATTCCAAAAGGAGTCCCTGCAGAAATAGAAGTATTTCCTAACAGACCAGAAGTAATAGTGACATTTGAAGAGATACTTTCGCCATCTAAAAACTGAACTGTTGAATTATTTTGTGTACTTGAACTTAAATAATTTACATATAACGTAACATTACCTCTTTCAGAATCAGTAGATAACAGTACTTTTTCAACTACTGCAGTAATTCCCGAAGTCTGTCCAGTAATTTTTGCCCCAACAAGTTGTTCTACATAAGCATCTATTGGAACACCCAAGTAAGTGTTATTCAACTCTACTGCATAATAAAATTGATTATATGAAGTATTGCCGGGAATTACTTTTGCACCCTCTTTAAAAAAGTGTTGCCCAAACTTCTCAACTTGATTTTGTAAAATAGACTGTAAAGTTGTCAGTTCTCTTGCCTGAATTGGATATCCAGGCTTAAAAAGAACCTTATAGTAGTCATTATTTGCATCAAAATCGTCAAAATATGGCGATACATTGAGGTTTGTTACTTGGGACATAATTCTTTAGAACTGCAAAATGACTTTAATATCTTCTTTTTGGTTTGATGATCTAGTAATTGCTGGTCTGTTATCAACATAAATTATGTTTCCAGAGTACTTTTTGACCTCTGGATTTGATAGACCATTTACAAAAGACTGACCAAGATAGTAGGTTCTACTATTTATTACTGTAGATATACCTGTAAAGGATGTACTAATTGATAATGTAGATCCAGTATTTCCATTAATTACCAGACTTCCTCCGGATAATGGATTGCTTGTAAATTCAACCAAATCAAATCCATACTGTGGATTAGTTTGTGCCATACCAACTGATGTACTTCCTGTACTAAATCCAGCAAGAGTTCTATCTTGCCAATATTTTAAGACTCCGGTTGTTTGGTCGTAACTAATTACTCTACCAGAAGCAGTTATGCCAGTGCCTACCGTTTGAGTGATCATAGAATCTGGAGAAAATGATGCTGAACTATATCCAACACCAGTTAATCTTATTGCATATGCAGCACTTGCTTTGTCTGTATTCAGTAATTGTGTTGATCCAAATTGTTTTGGATTTTCTACAACACCAACTCTTGCAATTTGATTTCCCGTTATAAAATCTGGGTTTTGGGAATCATTTTCAATTCTGGAATATAGAAGAACATTGTATGCTCCCAACTCTCTATAAATATCTGCTCCATGCCCTCCTTTTGGAGAAATAATCACATCAAAAGATGGTCTGACTGATCCTGTAGGAACATTTCCAACAACCAAATCAACATTACCGTAGGTATAACCGGAACCTTGATTTGAAACTACTACTGATTCAACTTGTTGATCATTATTGATAACAATAGTGCATTCTGCGCCAGTACCATCTCCCCTAATTGGAACTCTTGTATAAGTTCTGTTCGCGGTGCCAACGCCAACTCCACGATTTTTGATGGTGACTATTTTTATGGATCCATCAACTGCGTTATTTCTTACGGAAGAATTATCCGCACTCGTTTCCCAATTTAATGGGACAGGCATAAAGTTTGTTGATTCAAATTTTACAATATCACTTGGTTTAATTGTATATAAGTATTTCCAAATATATCCATCTCCACTTGCTCCAGCTGCTCTTGGTTCCAAATCAACGAACGTTGGTTCATCTAATGATGGTCTACCGCTTGGATAAGTAGGATCGGTTCCATTTTGGAGACAAATATAAACTCTATAGTCACTATTTAAGACATAATAAGATGAAGAATATAAACTTGTTGCACCAGAAACTGGAGCGACATTTGATCTACTATAATCATGTCTATAGTAATCATAAGTAGTTCCAGAAGACCACACTCTCTTCTGCACTACTTGACGCACATCTGAAGAATTAATCTTCTTCAATGCAATCATTGTATCCCAATAGTTATTTTCTTCATCAAAACTATCTCGTGGAGATGGTGGAGTAGTGTCCCAATCACTTTGAATATTTGTTGGATTTGGAAGTCCAACAAAAGTATAATAAGAATTGGTAGAGGTAGTTACTCCAGCAACAAAGTTTTTAGCATTTAATATTCTAATTTGGTCAGTTATAATTGCAGCCATTTGTGGAGTTTTTTATCTATTTATTAAAGGTAATTAAAGTATTTTAATGGAGTAGTTCTAGTTACAAGTGTTCCCGTGGAAATTCCAGAATAACCAGAATTTGTATATGCATTATATGATTCAGATTTTGTTCTGGATTTGAGTTTAATTCTTCCCCAACTAAAGTTTCCATAATAATTGCTATATCCAATTCCACTTAATCCGTTGTAACCAGAAACACTCACTATGACTTTAGCAACATAAGTAATACCTAAACCTACAACCGAGGTTTGTGCAATTGATACTGAAGAAACTTGGTAAACTCCATCAAGAAAACTTTTTCCCGACCCAACTATTTTACGTAGAGAATCAAGAGATGTTACGCCATTTCCAACGTTTGAGTTTGAAACAACAAAATAGTAATTAGTTTGTATTCCACTTATTGTTGTAATTCCGGAAATCATCCCTTCACGAAGAGGTGAATTTTGAGGTATGAAGAAATCAAATACAATTCCAGTGGAAGCGACTCCAACAGAAACTGTAGAGATTCCACTAATTATTCCAAAGTCTCCTTCATATGAAGCGACCTTGTTACTCTCAATATCAATTGTTGGGGGTTCAATTAATACAACCGGAGGATTCATTGAAGAATATCCAGTAACAACTCCAGTAATAGAAATTGAAGTGACAATTCCAGAAGTTATAAATGAAATTGCAGTAGAAGTTGTTGATCCTATGCCAATTGGATTTTGAATTGTAACTATAGGGGCAGAATCATATCCAGAACCACCATCTAAAATATTAATAGAAGAAATAGTTCCCGCCACTGATACAATAGCAGTGGCACTTGCAGAAACTTTAGTATCCTGAGATATTAAAGTAATATTGTTTTGGAATTCTAAGGAAATGTTATTTTCATTTAATGGGTTAAAGAATGGTCTTAGATTTTCAACATATACAATAGTTGATCCAACACCAACTGGTTGAATTATGTGTGTAGTTGGATAGATGAGTGGCTCATAGAACTCTCTATTCTTACTTACCTCTTTTTCATTGATAATTAAGTCTTCAGTTTGGCGACACCAATTTATTGGTCTTGTTAGTGTTGTGACTGAAGTATTTCCTGGACCAAAATATGGGTTTGTTTCAACAGTCTCAATTGATAGTATGTCTACTACCTTTCTTTCATCTTCTAATAAACTTGGTGACTGTCCAACAAAAGAGTCATATGTTAATTGCAAATCATCACCAATCTTAACTGTATCTACTACATCACGGAATATAACATCAACATTATCACCACTTCCCTTATAGAATAAAATCTTGCAGGTATCATCTGGTTTTGGTGCCTCAGTAAATTGAATTTTACTGCCGCCATTAAAGACATAACCTTTGCCTGGGATTTGTAGAATATCATTAATAAAAACTAAAAGTACATCTTGGATGTTTATTGGAGAACCTTTCTTTGCATAAACAGAGATTATTGAACTATTGTATTTTAGTGGGAAGATAATTCTGCTACTATCAAACAATTGTTGAATGTCATCAAATACTTCCAATTCACCGAGAGACCATCCAGAGAACTTATCTCTATCAACACTATCTACTGTAATCTGGAATTCTTTTACAACTGAGTTTGGCGTTGTTGGTATTCCAGTTGCTCCTCCAACAGGAACAGTTAATATATCACCTGGTTCATATCTATATCCAGTATTCTGAATTTCAAATTCAATTATACTAGATCCTTGTCCAACTACAACGTCTATAGTTGCTCTAGTGCCAATGCCAGAAGAAGATGAACTATAAATTAATGGAATATTTGAATATGAAAGTGGTGGATCAATAATCACATGTGGTGGATTGGATGAAGTATATCCAACTCCAGGATTTGTTATCGCAATGCTAACAATACTTCCGTTGCTAACTGCTGCAGTTCCAATAAACTGAATATTTGCAATCCCCGTTGAAGATGTTGCAACACCGACTCTAACAACAACAGTAGAAATTCCTGTTAGAGTTTGAATTGAAGACCTATATCCAGATCCGCTATTGCCAATACTAATAGACGAAATGGTTCCTGCAACAGATACCACCGCAGTTCCACCTGCAGATATTAGAGGTTGATATCCAAAACCTTCAGTTGAACCAATCGAAACAATTATTCCTCCTGAGGGAAGGTTTGAAGTATTAATATCGGAAACTTGGGATGTTGCTGATCCAACAAATGAAATTGAAGTAACTCCAACAGATTCAGATAAGGAATAATTTTTTGTTAATCCTGGTTGCTGGAAGATTTCATTTATGAGTACAATAGCATTGTCTTCAAAAATGTCAGTAATATCAGAACCATTTGATGTTAATGCAAATGTTCTTTGTGATCCATTGAATCTTGAAGAAATATCATCAAAAATATAATTCTTATTATATGATTCATTAGAGGAATCTGTGATACCAGATCTCATGAACACCCTTCCGTGGAAATATGAAGATGATGTAATACCTAGCCAATCTCTTTCATCGGGTGGATTAGTAGATGTTCCAAAAGGAATATTCCCATAAGGAGCCTCTGCAAAACTAATCTTATTTTGAACTATATTGTAATTGCCATTCACTTTAGTCACAGAAGTTCCAATGGAATGACTTGCAAGTTCTGTTCCTAACCAAGGTCTTGCGACGCGAATTGCATTTGTACTGCCAACCCCAATGGATTCTACTTTTACAATTTCATTATCAATACGTAAAAGATCGCCGGAAATTATTCCATCAATAGAATCCGAATATAGTAAATCATCTACTGATAAAAGATTTGCTGATAACTGTGTTGTAGTTGAAGTTGATACTATAGGAGATTGAATTACATTGTCAATTGATATTAGTGTTTTTGCATTTTGTTTTGTTGAAGTAAATATGTGACTAGTTCCAATACCAACAGAAGTTATATTCAGTGACTTTGGAACAATTTTTAAAGCATCTTCAGCACTTCTTGCCAACTTAATATTGTTTTCGTCAATTTTAATTACATAGACTGTAGATGGTAATTTATCAGTGGTTCCAATTCCTACTCCAAAATCTGTAGAAGCAATTCCAATAGGAGTTGATGTTGGTGATCCTGATGAATATGTAATTCTTTCTCCGGTTACAAAGAAATGATTTTTTATTGTTATGGTGCTTGATGCCGTGCTTACTACAGAAGAGTTGCTGCCATCAAAATATTTTTGGAAAATTGGATTTCCTTGATGTTTGAGGTCAAAAGATAACCTAACATCTCTTTCCGTTCCATAGTAAACATTATAATCTGATGTTGCGGTATTATTATTGTATTGAATTAGTGTGTTTGATTCGTCAAAATTTGTAAGGGAATTGAAGAATACTTTTACCTGAGTATTAATGCTTGGTAAGGGAGTGAATACTAACCTGGTTGAGTTTGCTGTTTTTATAGCGTCAATAGTTCCAAGACCAGAATGTGTTTCAACATTCCCAAACTCCGTCACATAAACATCGTTTTCATCGTCCAGAACAACTAATTCGGATAATTGATGTCTATTATTCGTAATATCGGAGACTTGGACAATGTAATATCCACCATCGTAAGAATCTGGATACTCTGCAATTATATTTGCAGATGGTGATGTTGAAGATGCTATAGATGTACTCTTTGCCTCAAATCTTACATATTTAATATCAAAAGTTCCTACTCCAGATACTGCAGTGTTAGCAATTGCAACTTGAATTGTACTTACTGAAGCTGCTACTCCAACAACTGGAGTAAAATCAACCTTTAAATTTGATCCTGAAAAATAAGCATAGAAAGTACCAAGACCTGAACTTGAGAATGAGTCTGTAGAATGACTTGTCAGTTGTCCATAATCAAGAAGTTCAATATTTGTCCCATCGTGAATCAGGTTTAACTCATTGAATTGATATTGACCATTATCTCCAGAAATTTCTACTAATACTTTAGCAGAAGTATAGGTAGTGCCAATTCCAATAATTGTTGTTGATCCAGAAGAAACAAATGTTGTATTAGTATTTAAACTTACAATATTACCTAAAGTAGTGCTTCCTATACCAGCAAAACTATCTTTTACATTATATGATAGTGTAGTTACATCATAATCATTTACTTTATACTTTGTTGGATAGAAAAGTACTAATCCTTCATTTCTTTCAACACTAAAATCAAAAGAACCTAAATCATAAACAGATTCTACTCTACCATACTGATTTAAATACCCAATAGTATTGTCATGTAGTAGGGTAAAGAGCATTAATTGTCTTTGAGACGTATATCTCTTGTCTCTCACATAAGTAACATATTTTTGTGCTCTAGCATCTGTTAATGGGAATCTATGAACAATAGAAAATCTTGTTGATCTTGGATTGCTGTTAAACTGACCACTTATATCGTCAATCGATAAAACTCGGTTTCCTACTGATTCAAAATAATCTGTCAGTACTCTACTTGAGAAAGTTATTTCATCTGAAATAACTTTAGAACCAACTATTAATGCATTCTCTCTGGCGAGATCAAAATCATACACACAATTGAGACTTGCAAATCCATCAATATCTGTAGTAACATCAATAAGAGAAACTGTTTCAGTACTAATTCCAGAATAACCAAAAGATTCTAATTGATAATCACTAAACTTCTTAAATCCAGAAGTGTGATTGAGTGATCCAACTGCATTCTCCCAAGTATCATATGGAACTTTTGATTTTAAAGAGTATGAGAAATTCTGATAATAGAAATTATCTTGAATTCTTTGTAATTGGTTATTTAAAACTCCAGTTTCTGTTATCCACCCATTTTCTGACTTGGAATATGATCCAACATCAATAAATCCTTCCGTCTTAACTACAGACGAAATTCTTCCTTGAGTTTTTGAAGACGTGCCTTCAAGTATGTTACCTTCTTTGAGAATTTCTCTTGAAGAAATGCGAACATATTTTGTTTTTTCATTCCAATCTTCAACAAAACCTAAAGGTAATTGTTGATTTGGATATCTAACATTTTCATTTTCAAAGAAGTTATTTGGTTTTAGAACAACACTAAATTTAGGGAAATATTTTTCGGGAATTATTCTTCCCGAAGAATTTACAGGGTCATATCTTCCTGGAACTTCACCCGCAACTAAGTGATCAGTTAAATTGTAAGTTACAGTTCCGATCCCTCCAATATTTGCGTCAACTGCAGTAATAGTAAAAAGTTGATAATCATAATTCTCGGAATTAAATCCTTTTGCAGTTGAATTGATTCCAACACTAACATTTTCAATCAAAATCTTGTCATTTATTGCAAATGGGAATGAACTCAGAGTACTAAATCCAACGGATAGAGTTACAGTTACATTATTGTTTGATGGATTATACAAAATTGATCCAATACCAACACCATTAGAGTTTTGAGTTGGAATAATAGTTGGAGTGATATCATTAAGTCTATATGTGTTATTTAAAATGGTAGCATAATTATCACCCAAAGAATAACGAATATCTACTTCAGTCAGTGCTTGTTTGGTGCTACCATCAAGAACAATGAGTTTAGGTGCAGTGGTATATCCTCTTCCGGTAGAAGTTATACCAATATAGTCAATAGAATTTAAAGGATCAATTTTTAAAATCTGAGGGAGAATTAAATTGGGTCTTACTGTGTAGTCACATGAAAAATCAAATCCAATATTGTTTAATTTAGTTTTCTGTACTTTTCCTATTGATTTGCTAGATGCTTCTAAAATGGATCCTGTACCATTAGCAGAAACTATTCTAGAAAACTTTGGAAGAGATGAATAATTTTGTCCTTTTGATGTTATATCAATTTTAGAGACGGGTCCAAAAGCACTCGGAGATGTAGTTTCATATGATAATCTTGATGAAGAATTATAAACTGCTGATTCTGGAAGTTCTTCAACATTATATGTGAATGATGTTGATGCAATAGAAGTAATTCTATGTCTTCCATTATAACTACTATAAATGATTTGAACTTCGTTATTTGATTGAACAGATGAATCTACATTTATTTCTTCCTTAATTGGGGGAAGAGTGCTATCATAAACTGGATCTAATTTATAATATAACTTTTGGGGGAGATTATCTGTTACTGACAGTGTAACCGTAGCTCCAGTATCAATACCAATTCTACCAAATCTAGTTACTTCAAAAGTGTTACTTGAATTTGATTTATTGAAAATTTGAGTATAATTTGAATCTATATAAAAATTAAACTCAAAGGCAGAGTATTGAACAGATCCATTTAGGTATGATAGAGATGAATCAGATAGATCAAATGTTACTGTAGAATCTTTATATACCTTAATTGGTGGGTTTACAGGAGATAAGGTTCCATCAAATGTGGAAGTTATATCAACTATTTCTGGATTTAATCCAATTGAACTGTAGTATGAAGTTGATAATTTTATAGTATTGGAATCAAAAACTACAATATAATAAATTTTATCATTAACCAATCCCCCAGAAGGAGACGTTGAGTTATAGACAATTTTTTGTCCGTTTTTGAAATTATGATTTGGAATAGAGATTGAATTTGAAAGAATATCAATATCTCCTGCAACAAAAGATCTTGGATTTACTAATACTTTTCTATTGTAATCATTATACTTGATTACAAATGAAGTTGATAATCCAGGATTTACATTAACAAACACTTCATCATTGTTCGTTAGACCATGGGTTTGTGCAGTAGAAACTGTAACAAGATTTCTAGATACTTTGCAAGTTAAGTTTGAATAATTTGTTTTAAAACTATGATATG